AGAAGTGTCTCCGCGACCCGCTCGTCGTCAAGCACGAGTGCCTGCCGGACGAGTTCGTGCTGGTTGATAAAGGGGTTTCCGGTGTAAATCTGAAGCCGCGCGCGAGCTTCTTTTGCCCGTTTGGACACGGAAGAATTCCCGAGGTTGCCGGTGGGAGTGAGCCGGAACCGCCGACGCAGTTCCTCTTTTTCCACCGTCATCATCGACCCGTCAGGGGTCTGGATCTGGAGCGTCTCCGGGCCGTACTGCATCCACCGGTTCCAGGCTTTGTTGTAAATTTTGTTCATGCCGATCTGGAAGACCACGACGTCGCCATACGCCACGTCGTCTTGGATGTCGGAGATTTTATCGATCTCTTTTTCAGTCCGCGGCTCTTGCGTGGGCCCGTTTGTGAGGGGATTGTCCACGAGGCCCATGTACGCGTCGGACCACTGGACGAGGGTCTTTTCCTCGTTGTCAAACGACACGTCCTTGGATCCAATCTGCATGACTTCCGCGTCATCCATGCGAGTAACCCAAAGAGGTTGCCCGGGGATCCAGTTGGTAGAAACGTTCGAATTTTTCTTCGCCTTGAGATTGAGTGACGTCGCGATCGTCATGTGATTCATCTTGGCGTTGTGGTTGTTCGTGACTTCCGTCTGCAAAGAATCCAGCATCTGGGGGACACCCCGAGACGAGTGGAAGCGATCAGACACGATCTCGAATTCTACTTTCGCGAACGGCCAGCTATCCGGGCGCCCGTACTGGTCGACGTAGGGGTAGGGGATGAACCGGAACGGGAGTTCCGAGTGCCCCTGCGGCATGGTAAGAACCCAAGGCTTAGGAACCATCGTGCCCGGCTCTTTAAAATACGTGTAATATTCATCCACCTCGGGCAGAGCCCCGGTTGGATAAACGCCTTCTCGAATATTTTCCAGAGTTTCGACATATTCATCGATTCTATCCCCGGAATAATTTACCTGGTCCCGGCGTCCATTTTCCGGTCCCACAATGTCCAAATATTTTTCAACGTTCTCGCGATCCCACACATTCGCGTAGCCTTTCTCGGCAATCGCTTTGTGTGTCATGGAAATGCGGTCGGTAATATTGCGCGCAAACTGGATATCGGTCGTGTCGTAAGGGACGATGATTTTAAGAGGGTCGCGGATGTAGAGCGATGGAAACTCGGTCGTGTCCACGACGCGTTTGAAGCGGACCACCCGTACGCCGGCGCGAATTTGCTGAATGGCAGACCGGATTTGATCGATGGAATCTCCGTCGTTCACATCCATCTCGAACCTATTCGCGATCGCGTATCCGAGCTTGTCGTCATCCGTCTCTGGGTCCTGCAAAAATGCCGTCCAGGATTCGGGCATCCGATCCAGGTACATGACTTCGTCAACTTCTACCGGCGTAAACTCCTGCACGACTTTTGCGACGAAATACCCGCGCTCAAGCATTTTGTCCGACCCCAGCGCGACCTTCTCCACGATCTGCATCTTGTCGCGGAGTTTTTCATCGAACAGTCGTTCCACGCCGCGGATGAGCGACATGTCGTCCCCAACCAAATTGGATTTCAGGGTCACGATCGGGTTCACCGCTTCTATGAGGCGGATAAATTTCGGCTTGGCTCTGCGGATGGTTTTGTCGATGAGCGGGAGGTGAAGATTTGCGGCGTTGCGCCAGGGCCAGGTCGTGATCGTGGGGCGGATTCCGAAACGCTTTTTAAAATAACGCTGGTAATTTATCCGGTGCTTTTGAGTCTCACCGTAAGCGGTTTTGCTTTCCTGGATGATACTCTCTAGGAGGGCCCTTCCGGGGCCGTCTTTCAAAAGATCCAGCCGATTCTCAGCGTCCAGAACTTTTGTTTGCGGCATTACCACTCCTGTTGTGCGCCGTAGGATCCGGTGTACTCGTCTGACCCTTCTCCGGCGCGGTCCTTAACCCACTTCGTTCGTCCATAGGTATTTTCACCGGATGCTGTATCGGGGAAATACCCTGGGTCGTCCATGAGCCAATAGCGTATCACGTCCAGGAAGTCTTTGGCAAATTGGGACTGTGTCTCTTTCACACCTTTCGTTTCATCGCGATAGTTTTCCCAGGTGTTGTGCTGGAACGAGTAGATGACGTTCGTACATTTCCGGAGCACAAAAAGGTCGGGCTCATTCGTAATAAGCGAAACGCGCAGAGCGTCCTTGACCTTCAGATACCCCGGATCCGTGGTTCCAAGAGCCTGGGTGATGTAGCTGGGCTCAAAGTGAATTCCAAGGTTGTCAAAAATCTCCAGGAGCGAATCGCCGCCGGCGCCCATGGGCTGTTTGCAAAATCTACCGTCCATGATCCTGCGGTAAATATTTTGCCCTTCCTCCAGGTCCCGGAACAGGTGTTTGTAGTCCAGCGGAGTGAGCGCCGAGTTTCGCATGGTGTGGAACTTGTCGCGCGGCCACTCATCATAAATCCATTTGCGGCCCATGGGGTCGACGGTGCCGTAAATTACGGCGAAAGGTTTGCGGGTGTGCGGATCCACAATCTGCCACCGCGGCCAGTTGCGGGCGTCCTCCGGCAGCGACTCGCGGACGTGTATATTTACGTCGAATTCCTTATGCGTAAGCCCCGACATGTGCATAAATTTCCCGTGAAGTCGGGCCTCTTTTTCGTCCTCGTTCAGCATCGCCGCGAAAATCTCGATTTCCTTTTGCGACAAATACTCGTTTTCATTTATGTCGATCGACTGTGAAAAAACTTCCGGGTTCAAATAAATTTCGTCGTACATCCACGGCTCATCCAGCGGCGTGCAGGTCATCCAGCACCGGCCGGCGTTCTTGATAAGTCCGCGCATACACGCGATCCATTTATCTCGGGGCGGGGGTTCGTCACACCAAAGCCAGTGGCCCTGCCAGCCTTCCAAAGATTTGGTGTCCATGTCGTGGGTCACGATGTCCAGCGTATCCCCGCCCACGCTGTACATTTTCACGAGATACCCTTGGGAATTCCGCTTTATGCCTTTTATCATGCGCTCCGGAATCGCCGAAAAAAGTGCCGGCTCTATGACTTCCCCTACGCCTTTTGGGAAATCTTTCACCATGAGGCGACCCTTCGTGGGCTGGGTGAAGCGCTGGTCCTGGGGGTACCATTCCGGGTAGTCCCGAGTAAAGTGGAACGCCGCTTCAAACTTCCCCGAATAAGTTTTGCCGCTCTGGTTGGCGCCGAAAGTCGCGCGAATTTTATTCGGCGCCAGATGGAATGCTTTTTGCTTCTCCTGCGGAACGTAGCACTGGATCGGATGGGTTTTTGGATAGTTTTTTTCAGCAATCAGCGCTTTCGCCAAAAGCTGCTTTTTGTGCGGTGACAGATACGGCCAGATGGCCGCGATCCGCTCGCGACTACCGGGACTTAATTGCGGGGCGCCCGCGGCGGCCATTGGGTTTCTTTTTCGGTTCGGGGCCCATGAGATCAGCAATGGCATCGACTTCAGACGTTCTGGCTACGGGCGGATGCGCGCAAGGAATGTGATTTTCTGCAAGGATACACAGCACTTTAAAGATCGCTTCGAGGTAGTGTGCAGAACATTCGTGGATCGGTTTGCCCGATCGGGTGTCGGACATTTCTGCTTGGACTTTTTGGAGGATTTCGCGGGAGTTCATAGGCTTCCTTTTTGTTGCTATTTACTCGAACATTTTTCGGGGAATCTCGTGGGCGCGATGCATACATATTGAGAGAGTAAAACACCCCCCTGACGCACGGCGCGCACACCGCCGACCTTTAGAATAATGAGTCAATAATTTTTTCCTCGTCTACGTTAGGCACGTTGTCCGGCGTACCCATGAGTGCATCGGCTACGGCGTCCGCATCGATCACGTTACCTCGTTGTGCTATCGGCTTCGCTTCCGTCTCGCTCACAATCCCCAACACGAGCGCGTCGAGTTCTTGCATCGTCATTTCGCCGACCATATCAACGTTGAGATTTTTTTGTACGGGCGCGTATCCGGCGCGGTCGAGAATGTCGGCGCTCGATTGATAGCGGACTTGTTCTCGCTTCGCGCCTCGTGACAGTTCGACAATTGTCGAGAGTGCCGCGGGCGCTTCGGCCTTTAGCCTTTCGGCGACACTCAAAGCGGAATCGGTAGAAACGGCGGGATGCACGGAAGGCGCTAGCAGTTCTCTACAGCGGGCCTCGTATGCCTTACGTAATTTTCCCTGCTTACAAAACCATGTGCTGACGGTATTTGGCGTTACGTTCAGCATTTTACTAATTTCAGGATTTGATTTTCCTTGAAATTTCATGTTTATCGCCATTATCTCTTTTGGTTTGAGCAATTTTAACTCTTCGCTCTCCAAGAGAGGCCCGGCACCCGATGAAATTTCAAGGACGTTTGAAGGCTTCATAAGAATCAGTATAAACCCCGATATCAAAATCAGTCAATCCACTCCCGCCCGCCACACACCCGGCAAAATGGCGATTATACGCCACACACCCGGCAAAATGGCGATTATACGCCGTACTCCCGAACGGTACGCACGACAAGCGAACCGGTCGCGGGCCAGTCGCCGGTGTACTCTCTGCCCATGCGGGCGAGAGTGTAGCGGATGTAGCGGATGTAGCACTTTGATTTTTCACAATGTGCTACATGTTTTTAAAACAAATTCTCCTCGGGGCTAGATGTACCATGTTCCTATTGTAGCAGATGTAGCAGATATTTATATATAAAGTAGTAAAAGAGTACGCCGGATAATATGCCGGAGCGCATTTTCCGCGCGTCTGGCACTTTTCTGGAAAGTTTTCAAAATCATCTGCTACATCTGCTACTCTGCTACAAATTGCATTTTGGCGTAATTGAGCATAATTTAATAGAATGTAAGAGAAGCGAACATAATTTATTTTTTGCTCTTTTGTAGCAGGTAAAAACGCACGTGTAGCAGGACTCCGGCCGAAAAATTACCCAAAAATGGTATTTTCGATCAAAAAACGTGTAGCAGGACCCGCTACAAATTAATTCCCGCACGCGCAAAAAACGTTAATATCTGGCGTTTTGTGAGTATTTACTGGCACCCAAAGGGTGACAAAAATAATTTCATTTTGCACTTGAAACGAGTTTGACGAAATGTTACACTAACTACTAGAAAGTTACACAACGTCCGAAAACACGAGGAGAAAAACGAAAATGAACATCAACAAAAAACCCGCCCTTGATTCTCTTTGGTCTGTCGAAGTCGTCAGCGTCCGCCCGATTGAGGGGACAGGTAATCTCCGCGCGTTCGTGGATATTCGGGTCGGCGGTGCGCTCGTTATCACGCAATGCGCGGTACTGGACGGCAAGCGCGGATTGTTTGCCGTACTCCCGCGCCAATTGGCCCGGGATGGGCGCTGGCGGGATGTGATTGTCGCCACGGATGCCGAACTGGCCGAAGTGTATCAGAAGGCCATTTTGGAGGCATACGAGGCCGATGTAACGGCCCGCGCTACCGCTTAAACAGGCCGAAACGGACGCGCCCGCCCGGCGCGCCGTCTGGGCCTTGCGGGCCCACTGACGAGGCCACAAACGAAAAATAGGAGTAAAACGATCATGGACAAAAGAGAATCAGTTACCGACCCGCTGACTGCGCCCGGCACGATGTTCCCGGCCGTTGTGGTTGTCGCGTGCATCATTCTAGGAACGGCGATTTTGGCCGTTTGTGTGCGCTAGTGACGCGCCTAGAATTTACGGCCATTTGCGGGGAAATGCTCTTAGACCCCGCTTTGGTTCTTGAGGATGTAGAAACTAACCTAGAAGGCCGGCTTGCCGTACAAGCGGGCGCGGACGCGCTCCGGGAATACCTGAAGGAGAATTACTAAAATGGAACGCAAATATAACTTGGTCCTGCCGTCCGGCGCGCGTCTCCGGGACCGTATCGCGGACATAGAACGCGATTATTCTCGCCGTTTGGCCGATGCGCGGACCGGAGCCGGAGATAATCAAACGGCATACGCCCGCGCCGAAGCGGAAGCCGACGAGAATGTAAAGCACGCCATCGCGCTTTTACTCCAAAAGAGCGTATTTTGGCTGGACGAACCGAAACAAAAGCGCGTCCGCCGTGGTCTAAATGAGGCCGGGAAGCACTATATAAACCTCGGCGCGGGAACATTTATAGAAAGGAGTCAGCCAAAAAATGATCAAAAAAGAACATCCGCTTATTAAGGCCGTGGAGACGTTTTTAAAACGTGTCCGGGAAGCCGAATCGGACCCATGCATTATGCTGAACGTCGGGTATCACGATTCGCGAATTTTGTCCGCATGGACGAAACTCAAAAAAGAAGCCAACAAAATACCGCTCTTGAAGGAGCAGAAAAGAGGAAAAAATGAGTAAGAAAGACTTCATCAAACTAGCGGACGCGCTCCGGACAGTATACGAGGCCGGGAACCTGTCGCCGGAGGCGCTAGGCGCGATTATGGAGTTTTGCAAAGAGCAAAATCCCATGTTTAAGCGCGAGCGGTTTTTCGGGTATTTGACCGGATTGAATGGCCCGTCCGGCGGGGCCGTTAAAAAGGCGGTGCGCTAATGAAACAGACTCTTAATGTCTCTCAATTCCGCGACGCGTTTTTGCGCTCTGCCGAACGTAAGGAAACGTTCTCATACGAGGCGCTCGGCGCGCTTTTTGAGTATTACGAGGAAGCCGACCCGGAAATGGAGCTCGACGTTGTCGGGATTTGTTGCGAATGGACGGAATACGAGAATATCGACGCATTCCGGGCCGATTACGGCGACGAGTACGAGACAATGCGCGATATTGAAGACGCCACAACGGTTATCAGATTGACCGGGGACGCGTTTTTGATCGTGCAATTCTAGGTTGAAACGGCGGATTTTAGCGCGGTCGGACTATTCCCGCGCCCGCCGTCCGGGCCTTATGGGCCCGCTGACGAGACCAAAAACCGGAGGACAAAATGCCTAAGCAAATCACAAAAACGGTATACGAGTACAGCGAATTGAGCGAACGCGCGAAAGAACGGGCGCGGAATTGGTTTATAGAAGGAATGGACGGACAATTCGAATGGGACTGTACAAAAGAAGACGCCGAAATGGTCGGCCTTCTTTTGCACGGCACGGACAGAGACCGAATGACGGGCGCATTTATGAATGACGCACGGCACACGGCGAACGCGATTTTGGCAAATCACGGCGAACCGTGCGAAACGTACAAAACCGCGTCCCGTTACAAAAAGGAACTGGACGCGCTTGCGTGGACTCAAGAGAAGGAAGACGCGAACGAGTGGAACGAGGAAGCGTATCAAGAAATGGCCGAGGATTTTTTAACCGAAATTCTTGAAGACTACCGCGTTATGTACGAGAAAAACTTAGAGTATCAGCAGAGCGAAGAGGCCATTGCCGAAGTAATGGAAATTAACGGCTACACGTTCGACGAAAGCGGCCGGCGCGATGGGTAGGCCCGCCGTTCTGGCCGTTCTCGTGTTCGCGTGCGTGGCGTCCGGGGCCGTCCCGGCGCACGCGTACAACGCGGACACGCTCGCGCGTGCCGTAATGAACGAGGCCGAAGGCGAACCGTACCATTCAAAACTGGCCCATGCGTTTTTATTTTGGAACCGGACGCGCCAGGGAATGGCGCTCGGCTCGTCCGGGCTGGATTCGCCAAAAGTACGTGCCCGACTGGCCCGTGCGAATGCGGGCGCGTGGCGGGACGCCCGGCGCGCCGTGGAATGCGCGCGCGATAGGTGCGTACCGGATCCCACGAATGGCGCGCTGTATTGTGAAAATGTGAAAAAATTCGGCGTGCCGGCGTACATATGGCGGGGAATGCGCGCCGGCCGTGTGCGGGAATGCGGGCGCGCCGGAGATGTTGTGTTTTGGAAAGAAACAGAAAGGAAATAAAAATGAAACTCTGGAAAATTTCGCAAGAAATAAACGAGAATTGGGATACATATGATTCGGCCATTGTCGCTGCCCGCACGGATTCAGAAGCAAAAATGATTCACCCATCCGGGGATCAAACAAACTGGGCAGAAAGGATTTACAGCTGTTCTACCTGGGTACAAGCGTCGGAGTTAGAACACGTGAAAGTGGAATATTTAGGCACCGCAAAACCGGGTACGAAAGAAGGCGTGATTTTGGCGTCTTTCAATGCCGGATAAAAACAATCGGGGAAAACCCGCGACTTTCTCTAGGGGTTTTGGAGTGTCGTGACGGAAACGCTTGACACAAAGTAACGTAAACAGTAGAATTCCGGAAAACTTAGGAGCAATTTGAAAATGTTAGAAACAAGTAACGCGAATGCGGTTCCGCTTAAGCAGTACACAATGACGGCCAAAGACGTGGCCAAAATGCTCGGCTTCCATATCGTCTGGGTGCGCCGTCTTGCCGCGACCGGCAAAATCCCGGGCGTGAAGCGTTTCCGGGAATGGCTTTTTAACCGGGACGAAATTACCGCCAAAATAGAGGAACTCACGGCCTTATCTATCGCCAAGTCCAAAGCGACCGCGAAAAGAGCCAAGAATGCTAAAGCAAGCCGTTGAGTACGCCGAGCAAGGGTATGTCCTAATACCCCTGAAAGGCAAAAAACCCACGTCCAAAAACTGGACGAAAGCGGACTATACTTTTCCGGACGATTTGCCGGGGGTGCTAGGACGCGGGAATTTTGGGGTCGTACTTTCGGCCGAGGATTTGGTTCTAGACGTGGATCCGCGGAACTTTGCTCCGAATGACAACCCGCTTATCCGCTTAGGCAAAGATTTGGACGTGGATTTTAGAAAGTCCCCGGCGGTCGTAAAAACCGGATCGGGGGGCCTACATATATATTTCCGAATCCCGCCCGGATTACAAGTCACGGAAACGCTCCCCGATTATAAGGGCCTGGAATTCAAATCCCGTGGCCGGCAAGTCGTGGGCGCGGGGAGCGTGCACCCGGACACGGGCCGGGAGTACGTTTGGCATAAGGGCGGACCCAAGGAAATTGCCGACGCTCCGAAGGCGCTCGTAGAAAGGATCACGCGGTCGGGGAATGGCGCGCCGAATGCGGGGGCCAAGAGTTTGCCCGTAATGGCGCCCGACCAGGCTGCGTCCGCCCGGTACGCAGAATACCTACAGACCGCGCCCCCAGCGATCCAGGGGGACAACGGAGATAAAACCACGCTCCAGGTCGCAATGCGCGGGCGCGATATGGGCCTGTGCCAAGAAGACACATATTTTGCGATGCTGGATTTTTATAATCCGCGCTGTATTCCGTCTTGGTCGGAAGATGAACTGCTCGAAAAGGTAAGGAATGCCTACAAGTACGCGACCGCTCCGGCCGGGAATGCGCGCGCGGAAGTGGAATTCGTGGGCGTGCCCGTTCCCGTTTCGGCCGGCCGGCACCCGGCTTTTAAACGCTGGGACGAGAACGACAAAGGCGCGCTCGTCCGCACCTTGAACAATGTGGTCAACTTTTTTATCTGCGAACAGGAGGAACCATTGTTCTACGAATCCCTCGCCTACGACCAATTTATCGGGCAAGTACGACTTTTAAAACCCATGCCGTGGGACACGGAAAAATTTCCGGCGAATGGGCGGGAGTGGGGAGACGATGATACCAAACAAATGGCCCTTTGGTTGTCCCGGGAGCGGGGATTTAATCCGGCGACCGAACTGATCGACAACGCGGTTTTAGCTGTGTCGCAGTTAAAGCCCCTACACCCGGTTCGGGATTATCTGCGTAAGCTGAAATGGGACGGTGTTCCCAGGATCAACACCTGGCTCCCGGAGTACGCCGGGGCCCAAGACAATGTTTTTGTGCGGGACGTGTCCAGACTCACGCTTCTCCAGGCCGTGGCGCGCATCTACCAACCCGGATGCAAGGCCGACCACGTTTTAGTCCTGGAAGGGGAGCAGGGGGTCGGAAAGTCAACCCTAGTCCGCATCCTGGGGGATCCCTGGGCCAGCGACTTTGTGGTGGACCCGCACGCCAAGGACACCATAGACGCAATTCGGGGCAAATGGTTCGTGGAGTTCTCGGAAATGGAAGTCACGAAACGGGCGGATTCCCAGGCGCTAAAGGCTTTTATCACAAAACAGGTCGACCGCGTCCGGCCCGCCTATGCGCGCCGGGCCGTAGATATCCCGCGGCAGTGCGTTTTTATCGGCACGATAAATCCAGATGCTACGAATGAATATTTGGCAGATGGAACCGGAAACCGTAGGTTTTGGCCGGTACGGATCAAGCAGGTGAAGTTCCAAGAGCTGGCAGACGTGCGCGACCAGCTTTTCGCGGAAGCGGTTTCGATTCTCGAGGCGGGCGCTCCTACGCACATTACGGACAAAAAAGTTTTAGACATTGCGCGCCAGGAACAGCGCGACCGGCGAACGACCGACCCCTACGAAATATCCATTGGCGATTGGCTCTCCGAGCAAAATTCCGATTTTGTTTCTACGCGGGACGTTTGGGTTTATGCGCTGAAAGGTACCGAATCGTCCCTCACCGTCGCACACCAGCGCCGGATTTCTCAAGTCCTAAAGGATTTAGGGTACGAGCACAAGCGCAAGCGCCAAGGGGACCGGGTGGTGTGGGGATTTTCTAAAGAGGGCGCCGCGGAATCAGTGGCGGAATCAGTGGGGGAAATGGCGTGAAAAATGAGTCTCAAGATATCTTGACGCTTCAGGATGTCTGCGCGTACTTGCGGGTGCACGAAATGACTATCTACCGGTGGGTCAAAGCTGGGATTTTACCGGGGAGCAAAATTGGCGGTCGGTGGCGCTTTAAAAAATCACACATTGAAAAGTGCTTTTCTGAAAAAATGACGGTGAGATTGTGAAAAAGATCGTCTTCACAGTCCCGGAGCTCGCCCGCTATCTCCGGATGAAGCCGATCACAATTTACAAGCACATAGTGCTGGGAAAGATTCCGGGATTCAAAGTCGGGTCGCAGTGGCGTTTTAGGAAAAGTACAATTGATGAGTGGATAAGTAAAAAAGAGAGGGAGATTTGTGGAAAACTTAAGAAAGGGGTCGATTTGTGAATAACACAGTCGCCCAGATACTAGACGAGCGCAAAAAGACGCACGGCGAGTACACCACTCACTCCAAGATGGCACAAGATTTGAAGCGCGTTGTTCGAAATTCGCCCAACAGCGCCAAACTTTCGGACGCGCAGATGGAGGGATTGGACATGATTCTCCACAAAGTCGCGCGAATTTTAAATGGTGACGCTAACCACAAAGACCATTGGGATGATATCGCCGGATACGCCACGCTTGTATCCAGAGAACTGGAGAAAGATAAAAAATGAAAAAACTAAACGCGGAAGAGATTTTGTACGGCGCGGCGTTCGGGGGATCCATGGTTTATTGGACGCTTGGGCTCGCCTTTTTGACGATGCCCATTTGCGGGGTGCTGTGGGCCCTCTCTGGCATGGACGAGAGCACCAAGCTCTGGCGCCGCCTGGGGTGCCCAGCCGTGCAAGCGTTCGCGCTCTATCTCGTGACAAAATCCATTTGGGTGATCGGCGCCATCCCGATCGGGTACGGGATTTTGTCCATCGGCTACGGTGTTCCGTCGACGCAACCGCCGGACGCCGGCTCCGCGCTCGGACGGTTCTTCTACGAGAAGACGAACGGAAATTCGCTCCTGGCAAACTTGGGCGTGCGGGGCTTCATAATGGGCCTACTCGTCTTGGATTTTGCCGTATTCGCCGTGATCGGGAGCGTGACGGGGAGATAATGGAACTTTTTCCTTTTCAAAAAACGGGCGTGGAGTGGCTGAAAAGCCGCCGCACAGCGCTCCTGGCAGACGAACAGGGTCTCGGTAAAACCGTGCAAGCCATCGTCGCCGCGGACCGTTTGCTGGCCCGCTCCATGCTCGTGGTCTGCCCGGCCGGCGTGAAGCTCAATTGGGACCGGGAGATAAGCCAGTGGTTCACGCGCCGTATTACGCGGCAAATTGTGATGAAGCGGTCCGACCTTCTCGTAGGGGCGGGCGTCACGATCATAAATTACGACCTGCTTTCCGACCCCAAAATTTTGAGTCAGATCATGAAGCTGAAATTTGCGGTGGGGGTATTTGATGAAGCCCATTACCTGAAAACCCGCGGGACGAAGCGCACGGCCGCGGTACTGAAGGCCGGCGCCGCCTCGCGCTGTGTGTACAAGTGGTTTCTCACCGGGACCCCGGTGCTGAACCGGCCGGTAGAACTCTACCCCATTTTGAAGTCGACCGCGCCGGAAGTGATCGCGCCATACGACACTTACGACGAGTTCACCCGGCGGTTTTGCAATGCGTTTTTTGACGGTTTCCAAATGGTCGTAAAGGGTTCCAGCAACGAGGCGGATTTAGCCGCGCGGCTTACAAGCCGTGACAATCCGT